CCCCAGAAGGAAACCTGTCGGTTTGGTTGTATCCAGAACTAGATAGCGTTTATACGATTGGTGCCGATGTTGCTGAAGGTTTATCTCATGGTGATTATAGTTCAGCCCATATCATTGATGCGTCTACAGGTCAGGTGGCTGCGCATTGGCATGGACACATTGAACCAGACCTATTTGGGGAACTGTTGGCTGAACTAGGTTGGTGGTACAATAACTGTTTGATTGGTATTGAATCCAATAATCATGGCTTAACTACTTTGAAGGCTGCTCAGAAGCATGGTTATAAGAATCTTTATAAACAACGCCGTTTAACTTCTGTCCGTGCTGACACTACGGATGTGTTGGGTTGGCGTACCACGACAACTAGTAAACCTTTGGCTATTGATGAACTGAGTGCTATTTTGCGTGATGATGGTTTGCAATTGGTTTGTATGAAAACAATTGCAGAACTAAAAACTTATGTTCGGAAAGAGAATGGGCGGACTACTGGCAGCCCGCACGATGACCGTACTATTAGTTTGGCTATTGCGGTGCAGATGCTCAAATATGTTTGGCTACCAGAATATAGGGGTGATGTTTCTGTGCCTAAAAATAGTTTGTTATGGTGGGAACAACACCTTTTTAGTCAAACAAATGAGAATAAAGTGTTTATAGGTTCACATAATGTTCGGAAACGGGTCCCTTTTTAATATTTGGGAACGGAACTGTTACTATTATGATGTTTAATTGCGAAAAATGTGAGAAAACCTTTGCTGCTGATGAACTCCCCCGTAGAGGTGAGATATGTTTCGCATGCCATGTTAAAGGTGTAAACCTAGGTTTTACTTGGGGTCAGGATGATTGGCATAATCAGCCGAGTGTAAAGTTTCGTGAAAAGCAACAGGTTGAGGAAGCCAAGGCTGCGGGCTTGACTATTGAGCGAGTATAAACTATGGCTGAAATATGGGTTCCTGTTTTGGTTGCTTTGATTACGGGACCTGTAGTGGTCGTTTTGCAGAAACTTAGGAAAGAGAATACGGACCAGCATGCGGAGGCACGGATTTTGCTTCGGGTGATTGGTTCTAAGGTGGATAAGGTGGCAACAAAAATTGACAACCATATTGGTTGGCATGATGGGAAACAACAATAATGGCTAAGAAATCTAGTTATGACCACCTAAAGCATTATAAGCAACGCTTAGACGCTTCTAAGCGTTGGCGTAAAGATGACGGCTATGATGCGACTTGGCGCAGAATGACCGACATGTATAAAGGTTTACAGTACGAAGATTTCCGTACCGAAGACAGGCTTTCAATCAATATTGCGTTTGCAACCATCAATATTATTGCACCAAACATTTCTGTTAACTATCCAAAAATTTCTGTTAACGCCACCAACCCAGCAAATGCCGCTAACGCTGTTATCGCTGAAGCGGTAGTGAACTATTGGTGGCGTTACAAAGATATCCGTACCGAGTTCCGCCGTGCTGTGAAAGACAGTTTAACTTGCGGTCATGGATGGGTTAAAGTTGGTTACCGTTTCGTTGAAGAAGAACAAGTAAACGACCACGAAGCCTTAGACCCTGTGGATGGCAACGAAGTAACACCTATCACGGTGGTTGTTGAGGATAGCCCTTTCGCTGAAAGGGTTAGCCCTATGGATGTGTTTGTTGACCCTGACGCAACATCTATGCACGACATCAAATGGATTGCACAGCGTATCCGCCGTCCAATGGCAGATGTCAAAAGTGACAAACGATACTCTAAGGCTGCTCGTGACCAAATTCAAACTATGGCTGTCGGACGATATTCGGATGACCCTAGTAAGAAAAAGATTTATGACAAAACTGAAGGTTACGCAGAAATTTGGGAATACTACGACATTTCTACAAAGATGATGTCTGTGTTTTGTGATTCTGCAGACCAGTTTTTGATTAAGCCAACACCGATGCCATATTCGTTTGGGCAACCTTTTGTTATGTTGCGTAATTATGATGTCCCAGACCATTTTTACCCTATTGGTGACTTGGAATCTATTGAACCTTTGCAAAGAGAGTTGAATGAAACCCGTACCCAAATGATGAATCACCGTAAAAAGTATTCACGCAAATATTTGTATAAAGAATCTGCGTTTGACAACTTGGGTCGTACAGCCTTAGAGTCAGACGAGGACAATGTGATGGTTCCTGTCATTAGTGACGAGGCTTTATCTAGCATTGTTGCAGCGTTTCCTGCTGTTATTAATCCGTCAGATTTTTATGACCAAACACAAATGATTATTTCTGACATTGACCGTGTTTCTGGTGTGTCAGAAATTCAGCGTGGTGGAACAACAGAAATTAGGCGTACCGCCACAGAGTCCTCGTTGGTTCAAGATGCTAGCAACGCTAGGACTGCAGATAAGTTGGCTATGATTGAGCAAGCCATCAGTGAGTGTGGTCGCCGTATGGTTGCTTTGGCACGCCAGTTTATGACTGGCGAGCAAGTAGCCCGTGTTATGGGTAAGGATGGTGAACCTGTTTGGATTCAATATGACCGTGACTATTTGGAAGGTGATTTTGATTTTGAGGTAGTTGCTGGTTCAACGCAACCTCATAATGAGTCTTTCCGCCGACAGATGGCTTTACAAATGGTTGACGCTATGGCACCTTTTGCTGGTGCAGGCATCATAGATATGCCAAAACTTGCAGCATATGTATTGCAGCAAGGTTTTGGTGTGAAGAACCCTGATGAGTTTATTGCTCAACCACAAGCCCCTATGGGCGCACCTGCTGGACAACCTCCTGTCCCCGCTGGTCCTGAACAGATGCCACCTGAGGGTGGTGCAGGTTTGCCATTGAATGGCGACCCTGCACAACTTGCAGCATTGTTGCAAGGACAGCCACCTCAGTAGGGAACGACTCTATTTATATATAGAGCAACCAACTAGGACTCAGGAGAATAAAATTAATGAGTGATGAACTCGTAGAAGTGTCAGCCGAGGAACCCGTTGGGTCACCCGTTTCGGAAGATGTTTCAGAAGCCCAAGATACAACACCATATTTATCTGTAGAGGAATACTCTAATCATAGAGTTCCTGTAAAGTTGGATGGTGAGGAACTGCAAGTTCCATTATCTGAAGCAATTGCTGGCTATCAAAGGCAAGCAGATTATACTCGTAAGACGCAAGAGTTATCTCAGCAACGGGACCAGTTCCAGTTTGCTAGTGCGCTTGAAGCGGCTTTACAGCGTGACCCTGCTGCAACTATTGACATGCTGAGTAATCATTATGGTATTAGCCGTGAGGCTGTAACAGAAATGGTTTCTGAGGATGACGGTTTTCAATATTTAGATTCTTCGGATGACAAATATAAACAGTTAGATAAGCGGATTGCTTCTTTTGAAGAATATCAATCTCAACAATTAGTTGAGAAAGAAGTTCAAGGTTTGCAGCAGAAGTATCAGGATTTCAACATCCAAGAAGTTGTTAATGCAGCATTACGCTCAGGTTCAACGGATTTGGAAGGAACTTACAAGCAGATTGCGTTTGATAAAATGATGGCAAAAGAAGAATTGGCAAGAAAAGCAGCCGAGAAACAGCAACAAAACACCGATGGTGTTGTTGCAGCGAAACGGCAGGCAGGTGTTGTGTCGGGTGGTTCGTCCGCTACAAGCAATACCACTAGCGAAAACTTTCAACCTATCACCAGCGTCAGCGAGGCTTGGAAAGCAGCCAAACGCTCTATGGGCGCAGATTAACATTAACTAAACAAACTTTTAAAGGAAAAACATTATGGCAAACAGCAACTTTGATACCTTGCTCAGCACAACGCTGGCAAATTATCGTGACCAACTCACAGACAACATTTTTACGGCACGCCCGTTGACTTACACCCTTATGGAAAAGGGTCGTATTCGCATGCTTAATGGCGGAACAAAAATTGTTGAACCACTGATTTACGGTTTGAACGGCACTGTTGGTTCATACGGTGGTTATGACACCCTTAACCTTGCACCGCAAACAGGTATTTCGGCTGCAGAGTTTGAATGGAAGCAGTATGCTGCGTCCATTTCAATTTCTGGTATTGAAGAAGCCAAAAACAATGGTGAGGAACAAATCATCAACTTGTTGGAAGCCAAAATCATGCAGGCTGAGGAATCAATGCGTGAAGGTTTCAACACAATGTTTTTTGCTGATGGTACTGGCAACTCGTCCAAGGACTGGAACGGTCTTGGTAACTTGGTTGAATCAGGTAACACTGTTGGAAACATTGACTCCAGTGCATATTCGTGGTGGCAGTCCAAAGAAGAAAACACTGCTACAGCGTTGACTCTTGCACAGATGGCAAACATGTATAACAGTGTTTCGGTTGGTAATGACCACCCAGACACCTTGTTGACAACTCAAACCT